TAAGAATATTTATTAGGTGTCTAATACTGATATTCATAATTGTTTTTCCTTTCTGAATATTCGATATTTCTAATTAGAATATATAGAAAATCCTATATAAATCAATAAACATAGGTAAAATTTTTCCTGTTCTTGTCTTTGATAAAAAACGCTGAAAATCCTAGATAAAACTATTTATATCCAGAATAAATAACTTGCCAAAGGCTATCTCTTAAAGAGTAAAGAAAATTTCTTTTTTATCCCTTGTTCGTGGTCAGTGGTTATTGGTGCGTGAGCCTTGCTCAGATAAAAATTGTGCGTGAGCCTGTGATCGTCTTAAATTTTTTTGGGAACTGTGCTTGTGCCTGTCATAAAAAAATAAATAAATCCAGGCCAAAGGTAATAAAATATGACCTTCGGCCTAGTAATAAAATATTACTAATCTTTTATCCCTTCGATATAAATAATATCGCTTTTAATCTCTTTCAGCATTTCAGGGATTGAAAGAAATTTAAAGGATTTACTAATGGCCTTTCCGCTCTGGTGGGTAGCCAAAGCGGAAGAATTGCCAAAGGGATATTTCCAAATTTGGATTTCATAACCCAAAAATTTAAATTCTTGATATTCCATGATTAAAAATTTTGAATAATGAATTTCTCATTATTAATCATAATAACTTGAGTATGGTCAAAAATTTCTTCGATATCCTCAAAATTTTTCCCATAATCACGATTGAACTCAGCCAGATTATCATACTCGGTGAAATCGCAACAGATCGCAATGACATCAAATTCAATATTCTGATCTTCACTTAATTCCTCAAAATATCCATAGAGAGATTTTAAACCCTCATAGCTGAAATTTTCAGGCCTGATTGATTTAAAGGCCGATATAAAATCGGCCTGATTGATTTCTTGATATAACATAAGTTTATTCCTTTCTTATATCTTCTTAGTATTAACTACTTCAAAATTGTAGCCTAGTGTCTTAATCCATTTAATTGCGTTTTCAGTTAGTGTTTTGCTATTGGTTAAGATAGCAAAAATTTCTGATCTTTCGCAATATGGATAAACTAAATCATTGCCAAAAACATTTTTGACAGTGACTTTTAAAGTTTTATCGCTCATAAGTTTTTTCCTTATATTCGTTAATTCAATTATTATTATGCACATTTCTATAATAAATCCTATAAATAAATTAATTATTATTCTGGAATAAAATTTAAAAAATATCGTCTAATAAATTATGATTACAGAATTTATTATCATAACTTTAATTATGGCTATCATTTTTATTAGAGCGGTTTATTTATAATGATCGCTTTTTTATTGTGGCTTTATATTATTGGTGGTTTCTTTTTTGTTAGGGCTTATTTAAGAAATCAAGATTAGTTATCATTGGGCCGTTATCAATGGCCCATGAACAAAGGCCCAACGATCACAGTCCAGAAAGATTTTTCCCCGATCAATTATCGTAGTTCTTGCGTATGTGCTTGACCTTGAAAAATTCGGCCTTAATAAAAAATTATGAAGAATGAATAATTTTTTATTAGAGATACTAAGGTATTACGAAGTAATACATTATAACTACTGAATTAGGGGTTACCCCCTAAATTTGACTTTTGTAATAGGTGACTTAATATATAAATATATAGACAAAAGATGACCGATTTTCTTTCAGATCTGGGTTCGATGTCCCAGGAAGAGCAACGCTTATTTCTCAAGAAGCTAGAGCTTAAAAAATATCAATTGCAATCTGCCAAGAAGGCAAGGGACTCCTTTGGCGATTTTGTAAAATCCATTTGGCCCGACTTCATTGAGGGGAGGCACCATAAAATCATTTCTAAAAAATTAGAAGCCATCAGGGATAAAAAAATTAATAGATTGATTGTCAACATGCCCCCTCGACATACTAAGTCTGAATTTGCCAGTTTCCTATTCCCCGCTTGGATGATGGGGCATAACCCTAAATTGAAAATTATCCAAACCACCCATACAGCCGAACTAGCATATCGTTTTGGTCGTAAGGTCAGAAACCTCATGAATGAATCTGAATATCGTTCCATCTTCCCGGATAGTGAATTACGAGCGGATTCACAGGCAGCAGGTCGGTGGGAAACGAATCATGGTGGAGAATATTTTGCGGCCGGTGTCGGTGGTTCGATAACAGGGCGTGGTGCAGACTTACTCATTATCGACGATCCGCATTCCGAGCAAGATGCTCTTTCCAAAACCGCCATGGAGAATGCATGGGAATGGTACACCTCAGGTCCTCGTCAGCGTTTGCAACCAGGAGGTTCCATTGTCGTGGTGATGACTCGTTGGTCCGAGGACGATTTAACGGAGAGATTGATCGAAGCACAAATGAAAGATGACAATGCGGACAAGTGGGAGATTGTCGACTTTCCAGCGATCATGGACGACGGACAACCGCAATGGCCTGAGTTCTGGAAGAAGGATCAATTAGAAGCGGTCAAAGCTTCATTGCCCGTTGCCAAGTGGAACGCCCAGTGGCAACAACAACCCACATCCGAAGAGACAAGTATTTTGAAAAGAGAGTGGTGGCAACTGTGGGACAAACCGCAACCGCCTTTGCAATATATCATTCAAAGTTATGATACGGCCTTCTCCTCCAAGACGACCGCTGACTTTTCAGCGATTACCACCTGGGGAGTTTTTCATAATGAGGTAACCGGCAAGCAAAACATTTTGCTCATGGAAGCCGATAAAGGACGATGGGACTTTCCTGAACTGAAAAGAATTGCTTTAGATAAGAATGATTATTGGCAACCCGAACAGATTATTATCGAAGCCAAGGCAACGGGGATGCCCCTAACACACGAATTGCAAGCGATGGGGATTCCCGTGATTAATTTTACACCCAGTCGGGGTAATGACAAATTGGTTCGAGTGAACAGTGTGGCACCCCTATTTGAAAGTGGAATGATTTGGTATCCGCCGTATAAATGGGCAGAAGAAGTTATTGAAGAATGTGCCGCTTTCCCTTATGGTAGAAACGATGACTACGTGGATTCGACCACTCAAGCCTTGATGCGTTATCGACAATTTGGTGCGTTGGTTCACGACTATGATGAGGAGATCGAACAACGTCCGAGACGTAGGATTGCATTTTACGGATCATAAGGTATAAATAACAAATGGCTGAGATTGATAAAACGTTAAATGAAGCACCCACAGGTGTGGAAGAAGAAATTACAAATTTAGAACAAGAAGTTCAAGATGCTCCTTTAGCAATAGAGATTGAAGGGGAAGAAGATGATGAGGCCGTCGGCCTTGGTCCGTCGCCCGAGGACACTGGAGAGGGATTCTCCAACAACTTAGCCGAAGACATTCCCGAAGAAACCTTAGCCCAAATTTCCAATGAACTAAGAGCACAGTTCTCGGTCGACCAAACATCCAGAAAAGATTGGGAGCAAAGTTACATTAAAGGATTAGATCTTTTAGGTTTCAAGTACAATGAAGTTTCAAACCCCTTCAGAGGGGCAGCATCCGTTTCTCATCCACTACTCGCCGAGGCCGTCACGCAGTTTCAAGCAGGAGCTTATAAAGAACTCTTGCCTGCGGGCGGTCCCGTTAAGACTTCTATCGTAGGAGAGTCTAACGAAGAAGTTCAACAACAAGCCGAGCGTGTCAAAGAATTTATGAACTATCAGATCATGTACAAGATGAAAGAGTATGAGGCTGAAACCGATCAAATGCTTTTTCATTTACCTCTAGCCGGTAGTGCGTTTAAAAAAATTTATTACGATGGCAACATGGGAAGACCATGTGCTAAATTTATTCCGAGTGAAGACTTAGTCGTCAACTACGGTGCATCCGAATTAGAAGATGCGGAACGCATTACGCATGTCATTAAAATTTCTCCGAATGATTTGAAAAGACAAATGCTCTCAGGATTTTACCGAGATGTCGAACTCAGAGATGATGACGAATTATATTCTTCGTATTCGGATATTCAGGAAAAGTATGATGAACTCGAAGGTGTTCAGAAGTCAGAGTATGCTGGTCAGTATCAACTTCTGGAAATGCACGTCGATTTAGATTTAGAAGGATATGAAAACACAGGACCAGATGGTGAGCCCACAGGACTAAAACTGCCTTATGTTGTCACACTGGAACAAGGCACCGGAAAAATTTTATCTATCTACCGAAACTATTTACAGGATGATCCAATGTTCATGAGACAAAAATATTTTGTCCATTACAAGTTTTTACCGGGTCTTGGATTTTATGGTTTTGGTTTAGTGCACATGCTAGGTGGATTAACTCGCACAGCCACAGCAGCACTGCGAGCATTGCTCGATGCAGGTACATTGTCCAACTTACCTGCCGGTTTCAAATCCAGAGGTCTTCGTGTCCGAGATGACGAAGAACCTTTGATGCCTGGAGAATTCAGAGATGTGGATGCACCAGGAGGAGATCTACGAAATGCGTTAATGCCTTTACCCTACAAAGGACCTGATGGAACTTTATTCCAATTACTTGGTTATGTGGTAGATGCGGGAAGAAGATTTGCGGCGATTGCCGATATGAAAGTGGGAGATGGTTCACAGGCTAATCCTGTTGGTACCACCATGGCCCTCTTAGAACAAGGTTCTAAAGTGATGAGTGGTATTCACAAAAGATGTCACAATGCACAAAAACAAGAGTTTGAATTATTAGCAAAATTATTTGCAACCTCTCTACCACCAGAATATCCCTACAATGTAGCAGGTGGAAATAGAGGAATTAAGGTAACTGACTTTGACGAGCGAGTGGATGTTCAACCTGTTTCTGATCCTAACATCTTTTCGATGTCTCAGAGAATTATGTTGGCACAAACTCAATTACAATTAGCTCAATCAAATCCTGAACTACATAATTTATACGAAGCCTATCGAAGAATGTATATGGCACTAGGAGTTCAACAGATAGAAAATATTCTACCTCCTCCCATGCCACCCCAGCCGATGGATCCAGGTGTAGAAAATTCTCAATCCTTAATGATGGGACAATTAACTGTTTTCCCTGACCAAGATCATGTTGCTCACATTGAAGCCCACCGTGCATTCATGAGTTCTTATTTGGTTAGAAACAATCCTCAAGTGATGACTGTTTTACAAGCTCACATTGTTGAACATATTTCTGCGATGGCAAGAAACGAAGTCATGGTCGAACTACAACCTGTTTTACAACAGGAAGCAGCCAAGTTCGGTGGTCAGGTACCA